TTTACAGCAGGTAATAGTATTCCTAATAACGCAACACTAACAGCAAATACAAGTCCTGCAGGTGATGTATTACTCTCAACAAAAGGTTTTGTTTCGGGTGATAATTACACAATAATATTAGAAGTGAGATAGATGACAAAAAAGAACAAAGACTATTCTAAAGAGATACTCGAAAGAATAGTAGGAACAAAATCAAAGGCAACTTTAGCTGAAAAGTTTAAAGAAGCATTTGCTGAGAAGTACGGAATTAAAAGAGAAGAATTAAAAAAAGGAATTGTAGATAAAGTCTATAATAAACAAGAGAAGGTATAGAGATGAAACTAATAACAGAAACAATCGAAGATATCGAAGTATTGACGGAAGCAACCACTAATGGTGGTAAGTCATATAAGATAAGAGGTGTCTTTATGCAAGCGGATATTAAAAACCGTAATGGTCGAGTCTATCCAGTAGATACTCTTGCTAAAGAAGTTAAAAGATATACAGAAGCGTTTATAAACAAGAAACGTGCTTTCGGAGAACTAGGACATCCTGACGGACCAACAGTTAATCTTGAAAGAGTTTCACACATGATTACTAGTCTTAAAGGTGAAGGTAAAAACTTTATTGGTGAGGCAAAAGTAATGGATACTCCTTACGGCAAAATCGTTAAAAATTTAATTGACGAAGGCGCTCAACTAGGTGTATCTTCAAGAGGTATGGGTTCAATTTCTAACGGACGTGTTGGAAAAGACTTCTATCTTGCTACAGCAGCTGACATTGTTGCAGACCCATCAGCGCCTGATGCTTTCGTAGAAGGTATCATGGAAGGCAAAGAGTGGGTATGGGATAATGGTATACTGAAAAGTATAGAAGTTGAACGATATAAGGAAGAAATAGAAAGAACTAGACGCTCAGAATTAGCAGAAGTTAAATCTAATATCTTCAAAGACTTTATAAAAAAACTGTAACAAAACCTACGCAGATTTTATTGTTTGCGAAGGGTTTGAAATGGTAATTGTTATAAATAATAGTAACTGAAAATTAATTAATTTACAAGGAGACCGAATGTCTGAAACCGAAATTAAGAAAGAAGAAGGTATAGAAGAGCAAAATAATCTTGTTAACAAGAATGCTGCTCCAGCTGAACCTACTCACCTTAAAAATGACGCTGAAGATTTGGGACCAGCAGTAGTTAGACCTACTGATTCTGATGGCCAAACCGCAGCGAAAAAGGTTAAGAAAGTATCGGATCAGGTTACAAAGGATGCAAAAGACGGTTCATTACCAAATGATCTAAAACCATCCGGCATTAAAGAAGAAGAATTAGAAGTAAAAGACGGTGTAGAAACTGTTGCTGAAACTAATGAAGAATCTGAAATGGAAATTGACCTAACTGATGATGTTAAAGCATTAGTTTCATCTGACGCTGACCTTTCTGAAGAATTTAAAGAAAAGGCTGCGACTATATTTGAAACTGCTGTTAGAACAAGAATAAAAGAACAGGCAAAGATTCTTGAAGCAAAGTATGAAGAAAAACTTTCAACTGAAACTGAAACTGTAAAAGTAGCTATGGTAGAAAAAGTAGATTCTTACCTTAACTATGTTGTTGAAGAATGGATGAAAGAAAACGAATTAGCAGTTGAGAGAGGTATTCGTACCGAAATTGCTGAGGACTTTATTACTGGCCTTAAAGGTCTTTTCAAGGAACACTATATTGAAGTTCCTGAAGAAAAGTACAACGTACTTGACGACTTAACAAACCAAGTTAAAGATTTAGAAAGCAAACTAAATGAACAGATTGAAAAGAATGTAAATCTAAGTAAAGAAGTTTCTGAATCTACAAGAACAAATCTAATCGCTGATGTAATTGCTGATTTAGCAGATACAGAAAAAGAGAAGTTTGTGAAAATGGCTGAGAATGTTGAGTTTGAAAGCGCTTCAAAATTTAAGGAAAAATTAGAAACTGTTAAAGAATCTTACTTCCCTAAAACTAAAATAGAAGAAGCAACATCTACGGATGAAGTTGATTCTGTGGCGGCGAATATACCTGCTGACGCTGGTACATCCGATGCTATGGCTGCATACACGGCCGCTATTTCAAAAGACCTTAAAACTTTAAATCAAGTAAAGCTTTAAGGGTGACACTAATTAACAATTAATAGGAGAGATAAAATGTATCTTACTGAAAATTTACAAGAAAAGTGGCAGCCAGTCCTAGAGCATCCTGATTTACCAAAAATCAATGATTCTTATAAGAGAGCTGTTACAACTGTTATTCTTGAGAACCAAGAAAAAGCAGTTAGAGAAGACCGTGGCTTTATGTCAGAGGCTGCACCAAGCAACTCTGTTGCTGGTGGTGGTGTTGATAACTGGGATCCAGTTTTAATATCATTAGTTAGAAGAGCTATGCCAAACCTTATTGCTTACGACATTTGTGGCGTTCAGCCGATGACTGGTCCAACTGGACTAATCTTCGCAATGAAATCACGATTTGGTACTCAAGACGGTGCTGAAGCATTATTTGACGAAGCTAATACTGAGTTTTCTGGCGATAACGCTACTACAGACAACGCTACTGCATCTGGTGATGCTCAAGCGGGAACAAATCCTTCAATCTTGAATGATGCTTCCCCTAGTGCTTTCACTACTGCTTCTGGTTTAACAACTGCTGGAGCTGAGGCTCTTGGAGACGCTTCTACAAACGCTTTTGCTGAAATGGCTTTCTCTATCGAGAAAACAACTGTTACTGCAAAATCAAGAGCTCTTAAAGCAGAATATACTATGGAACTTGCTCAAGATTTAAAAGCAATTCATGGTTTAGATGCTGAAACAGAACTTGCGAACATCTTATCAAGTGAGATTCTTGCTGAGATTAACCGTGAAGTAGTAAGAACTATTTACTCACACGCTAAAGCGGGTGCTCAAGTAAATACAACTAATGCTGGAACTTTCGACCTTGACACCGATTCAAATGGTCGTTGGTCAGTTGAGAAATTCAAAGGACTTCTTTACCAATTAGAGAGAGATGCCAATGCTATTGGTCAACAAACTCGTAGAGGTAAAGGTAACCTAATTATCTGTTCTGCTGATGTAGCTTCTGCTCTTCAAATGGCTGGTGTATTAGATTACGCTCCTGCGCTTAACTCTAACTTGAATGTTGATGATACTGGTAATACTTTTGCCGGTGTACTTAACGGAAAATTCAAAGTGTATGTTGATCCATATTCTGCGAATATTGCTGCAAGTCAATTCTACGTTGCTGGATACAAAGGTACTTCACCTTACGATTCAGGATTGTTTTATTGCCCATATGTACCTTTACAAATGGTAAGAGCAGTTGGTCAAGATAGTTTCCAACCTAAAATCGGGTTTAAAACTCGTTACGGAATGGTTCAAAATCCTTTCGCTACTTCTGGTGGTGACGGTACTTTAGACCTATCAGGTGCTGTTGCAGCTGCAAAACAAAATATATATTATCGTAGAGTTAAAGTTGCAAACATTATGTAATTTTACTTTTATAGAAGAAAAAGGGGGTCTTTATGACCCCTTTTTTTGGTTTTATAAATATCAATGTCATAACTTATGAATAGATGACTTTACTGTGCAGGTGAGGCACAAAAGGAGAACTATGTTTAAGATAACATTGACTTACTTGATAGCTGTAGTGCTTTCAAGTATTTTAGCATTCCCACTACAAGCAAAATCCCCCAAAATAGGTTTCATTTATATAGGTCCACCAGGTGACCATGGATGGACATATCAACATGACCAAGGTCGACAAGACATTGAGAATGATTTGGGATATACAACCACTTATATTGAAAATGTTCCAGAAAATGCAGACGCTGTGAGAGCAATAAGAAGTCTAGCAGAATCAGGACATGATTTAATATTTACAACATCCTTTAATTACATGGATCAAACTCTGGAGGTTGCAAAAGACTATCCAGATGTAAAGTTTGAACATGCTACAGGATATAAAAGAACTGATAATATTTCAACATACTCAGCAAGATTTTATGAAGGTCGTACCATCATAGGACATATTGCAGGTAAAGAAACAAAGACAAATATAATTGGTTATATTGCTTCGTTTCCTATACCCGAAGTTATAAGAGGTATTAATGCGTTCTATTTAGCAGCAAATAAAGTAAATCCAAATATTGAATTAAAAATTATTTGGGCATTTACTTGGTATGATCCAGGTAAAGAAGCAGATGCTGCTAGTACTTTAATCAATCAAGGTGCTGATATTATCGTTCAACATACAGATACATATGCACCATGTCAGGTGGCTGAAAAGGCAGGAGTTAAAGCATTTGGTCAAGCAAGTGACCAGTTTAAGTTTTGTCCTAATGCTCAACTGACAGCAATTATTGATGATTGGGGTTCTTACTATGTTGCAAGAGCGAAAGCAGTTGCAGACGGTACTTGGGATAGTACAGACACATGGTGGGGATTAGACAAAGATATGGTGAAGATGGCAAAGTATACCAATATGTCACCTGAAACTAAATTTGAAGCAATCGCATTAGAGAACGATTTGAGAGATGGTAAGATTCATTCTTTTGAAGGACCAATCTATAATCAAGCAGGAGAATTAGTGATACCAGAAGGACAAGTAGCGGACGATGGCATGCTTGCAGGTATGAATTTTTATGTTGAAGGTATAGAAGGTAAGTTACCACAATAGTAATGGGGGGGTTTCCCCCCTTATAAATTCTTTATAAATAGTAGTATGACAGATGTAAATGTAAATTTAAGGCAACCTTCAAAGATGGACTATGCAAGTCCTATTCAGTTTAGATTTAAAATTGCTAAACTTCCTGAAGTAGAATTTTTCATACAGACAGCGAATGTGCCGAGTATGACTTTGGGTGAAGCTACAGTAGCAACACCACTAAAAGATTATCCTATACCAGGTGATAAGGTAAACTTTGGTAGTTTAGATATATCATTTCTTGTAGATGAGAATTTAAATAACTATAAAGAGTTGCATGATTGGATAAAAGGACTAGGTTTTCCACAAGACCATACTCAATTTAAAACCTTACAATCAACAGGCTCAGATAGATTTCCAGGTTCAACAGCAGGTGCTTCTGTACCAGGTGTTGCAACACCGCAACCTCTTGCTGAAGGAGGTATATATTCAGATGCCACTTTGATAGTATTGAATAGTAAAAATATTGCTAAAACAGAGATACGATTTCAAAATGTTTATCCAACATCTATTGGTAGTTTATCATATGATATTAAAGCAAGTGATGTTGATTACTTACAATGTACAGCAAGTTTTAGTTATATGTACTACGATATGGTGCAGATTTCCACTAGTTAACCCTTGACAAATCACCCAAAAGGTGATATAATAGATTATGACATTAGAAGAATTACAACAAGCAGTTGATAGAGATTTTAAACTAGATGATACAGAACTAGATACAGAATCAATTAAGATACCTCTATTACACAATAAATATCTACAACATTTTAATAAGTTTTCTTTATTATTAAAGAAGGCTGAATACGAACATAAGGTTCTCGTTAGGCAGAAGTGGGAATACTACACAGGTAAATCAGACCCTAGTGTATATAAAGAAAAACCATTTGACCTCAAAATACTTAAAACTGATGTTCACATTTATATGGATTCAGATGAAGATTTACAACGAGCAGACCAAAAAGCAGCTTATCTTAATCAAGTAGTTAAGTATCTTGAACAAGTTTTAAGAAGTATAAACAATCGAACATTTTTAATTAAAAACGCCATTGAGTGGAAGAAGTTTACTAGTGGCGCAATATAGTGGAAACCCTTATCATAGAGAAGAAGAATGAAGTATATATTACTGTTGATGCTGACCCAAATATCCAACGAGAGATATCAGAATTTTTTACCTTTTATGTTCCCGGTTATAAATTTATGCCTGCATTTCGTAACAGAATGTGGGATGGTAAAATAAGATTATTCTCACAAAAGACCAAAGAGATATACTTTGGATTATTTCCTTACATCAAAGCATTTGCTGAAGAACGTGGTTACTATATTGTTTGTGGTAAAGATGTTGACATAGATAACAAGGTTGATAAAGATGTTGTTACAAAGTTTTCTAATAGTTTAGGTCAATCATTTGAGGCTAGAGATTATCAAATAGATGCCATATATCACAGTTTAAAATTTAATAGAGCGTTGTTATTAAGTCCTACTGCCTCAGGTAAGTCTTTCATTATCTATGCTCTTATACGATACTATTCACATCTAATTAAAGACGAAGAAAACAATAGGTGTTTATTGATTGTGCCCACAACATCATTGGTAGAACAAATGTATACTGATTTTAAATCATACGGTTGGAATGTAGAAAGTCAT